ATAAAATGTTTGGTGAGGGGTTCTTATGGATTACCCTCCTAAGCCTGCCAAAACGTTATTCCCCAGCCTCGTGGGGCGCGTTGACAGGCTGTCCACTGGTTACCTTGCGGCTTGACCCGCTTTCGGCAGTTGGAGTAGACTCCAACGCATTCGCCAGTGGCATCATAACTGGCCACACTCCATTGTTCAAATACTTCTGTCGAAACAAATCGTCAAAAGTAGGTAACTCCGGGTGCGACCCATGCTTCGCCAATATAGTCTGGATCTGGGAACGAGAGTTATGGAACACGTCCTGTCCATGGTGAAATATTTCAGAAAGATATGACCCAACCGTTTCTTCCAACGCGCTAAGCTTACTGGTGTAAGGTTTGCGCACCCAGTTGAGAATATCTTCCACTATTGGCCGTGGGAGTGGTGCAAGCATCACTCTCACATCTCTATGTTCAACAGGAATAAATTGGCGTTTTAAGAAACTCGTAACACCGGATTTGTCCCTGTTGACAACAATTCCGATACCAGCCATACACTCTTGAAATTCATCTCCAGTGTAGGCGGTTTCTCTCCTCCTCGTATCATCTCCGTACACGAGGGCGTAGTGGCTCCAGAACCCTGTGAGGGTCCCATACTTTCTTAAGTAACATAAGCAATGATAGCAAAGGTTTGCTAAGCTATTGATTCTGTCAGTCGCAAAAGCACCTGATGGAGAACCACAGAGCACTTGGTAGACGAGGTCACCCGCTACATGATAAGCATTCTGTAACTCCATTATAAGGCAGTTCACTACATTCTCGTATTCCTCATCTACGTTCTTATGGTGTTTACACCAAGCCACAGCTATGCGGCGCACTACGTCCATCCATTGTGAATGGAAACCGGGCCCAAAACCACTATAATCCTCATCAACAACATCATCAGCTCCGCCGTGTATTAATGCCCAATCTCCTGAGTGGACATCAATACCAACAGCAATCTTGTTGTTGATGGTGGTTATAGCGGCGAAGAACTCCATCAAGTAGCGCCGCATATCTAGTGTGTGGTGTAGGGGGGCGCCATTTATCAATCGCGTATCCTTCCCCGGTTTAAGCAACTCATCCTTTGGGAAGTCCATAAACGTTGTGGGTGGGAGCATAGCTTCCTTCCTCAGAGCATGGGCCTTTGCGTAATCGTCAAAGGCCTTTGCGTCTATCGAAATTTTGCCTTGCTCTTTGTCCACTTGTATTATGTTTGACTTCTTCGTGCCTTTCGGGAACTCATTACACAAGGGCCAACCTAAGCTAGTGTTCAACTTCATACTACACATTAGTGGTATTCCATCTATTCCAGCTATGGCTTCACCTAGTGAAAGGGGTTCCGAGTTGGTTGGGATAAGTGGCTTAGACTGTGGAACTATACGCTCAATCAAATAGTCCCCAATCTTTCTAACTTCTTCCGTATCGATAGGCCTAGGTGGTTTAAATTGCTTCTCACATCCCTTCATCACTATGTCGTACCCAATGCATTCGCCTGTCGCTGTGGCGCACTGTGCTGCAGGAAACCTGAAGGGCTCGGCTAACTCCCCATGCACTATACTCTTTTCTAGATTGCTCTTTCCAGAGTATCGCACAGGATCGATAGCCTTACCCACAGGGATTACTACCGCACTCTCTGATGGTTGCATCTTAGGTTCTCCTATAGTGGTTTTGGGTGTGGTTCGTGTCATTTTCATGTCGAATGGGGTAGCACCCAAAGACTTTAGTGCATCAACTAACATCTCCTTGCAGATACTTATAGCATAAGCATCACCTGTCTTCAAATTCTGCGCAACATGGAAGCCACACAGTAAGTTGTTACTCATGACCAAGGACCCGCACCGTAAGGATTGGGACCCTAGCCAATACTGCCAACCAATCATACTAGTGCCCTTTCCTGGAAAACTCGCGTTGTCATAGGTTAGGGGACCTGTATATTGGTTTATACGTACCGATCTTAATTGCAATGAGGTGTTTGCGAGAGTTATTAATGTTGCATCAGACTTTAGGGTCGCCCCTTGTGCTCGAGTGGTAAAGTAATTAATTATGTTTCTTCCAGCTGGTAGTGTTACGAACTGGTAGACGGCATAGTCAAATCCTTTAACGCACGAGTACTTGACATTCTTCGCTTCAAATGTGAACTCCGTGGACCAGACGCCATTGTTGTGCAACGATATGCCAAACTCGCCAGGCACCCAAGATAGATGTTGGGGCGCCAATATGAAGTTTGAACATAATCGAATGCCAAGCAGTCGCATCGATCCCTTTCTCAGCTGGCATAATGAATTATGGATAACCGAGAGCTCCTCATCTCCTTTTGCTGCTACTACTATGGGCGTACTTTGCACAAAGTTAACCTTTGGTATTTTTGGTGCTTCCGTCTTCTGGTCATAATCCTTTGCCTGTGCCTCTACGCACTCAGACGAATTACGAATCAAGCGATATACCTTATAAGCTAACATTATTGCTCCTACGCCCAGTAAGATGTTACTAAATACAAACGAGATATCTTTCAATAGCCCGTTAACAAATGGGTAAAACTTTGCAGCTCGAGTTTTACCTCCACTTTTCCAATAAAAGAACGAGTTGCAGAAGGCAACTGTGTCCTTTGTATGTAGACTCATTAGATGGTTAAGTCCAGATACCATATTCTCTATTCCATCTACTTGTATGTAAGTGCCCGAGATCAAAAATCTAATTAAATCTTTTTCTATTTTATAGTAGGAGACAGAAGGTCTCTCTACTGCATTACAAGCCCATGACCGTTTAAAATCCTCCAGAGTGCCAAACCAACTTGATCGTGATCCTAATTGGTGGGATGGATAACCCACATGGTGGTTTTTGCCATTCATATTCATCTCAAGGCAATTGTTCCAATTAAACTTAGATTGCTCACAAGTAACTGGAAGAATTACCTTGAAACCATTTGGTGCAAAGTAGTTCATCTTTCTCAAGTCGAACCACTCCAACCTATGGAAGAGAGGGAATGCTAATCCATGATTTTGTGTTAAGTTACTCATATCTAAAACTAGTTCGATGTTACCGGCTACGTTGTCAAAATAGGCTAAATCTAAAATTTCTTTCTTATGGCAACACACGGGCATTATCTCCGACCAATACGCATAACCCTCGGGTAGGCCCTTCCCTTGAATCCATTTAAGTGTTCCTAGTGTGGCCTGTCTTGCGTAATCAAGTGGCGTGTACTGACGGCCCGCGCGTGGTAACCTTGCCGACTCACTCTTCTCCATTATAACCACCCCTCCGAGAGGCGAAGGGATAGCTGTACCTTCAACATGACCAGCGTGCACCTCTGCAATTACCTCTTTCTTCTTCGTCACGTAATTGCACTCGTCGCAGTAAACTACCTCAAAGATGGTCCTCGAATCGTTGGAAGCTGAAGGCTTCGGACGAACTTCGTGTGAATGGTCGCATGACTCGGGATCTTTCCTATACTGCAACTTGACTGCCCCAAGTCCCTCAGTCACTTCAAACGTTTCTCTCTGCTCGTAGTCAATTGTCGTTGCTAGATTCTTTACAGCCTTATCTGACCCCTGCGCTTCAGCTGTTCTCTCGCGTGCTAGTCGGTCCATTTCCTCTTTCAGCGTTTTAACCTCTTCTCGAAACTCTACTCCAGTTGGCGCCGTCCGCCTCAACTTTGAGTATATACCCCTCCTCTGTATGCATGCGTGCACCTCACTTGTTCGATGGTCCACCGCCCTCTTCGTTATCTCCGCAATAAATTCATCATAACCTAGCCACTCAGTGGGCTCTGCTGTAGATAAGCTCGTTGCATGGAAAGCAAATTGGACATGGAAGTAAGGTCCCTTCGAGTCGTAGTCCTCTTGTGGTATGTTCTGAGGATAATACACGGTCTGCCCTGCATACGTGTCTTTCAATACTATCCCACGAGCCGCATACTCCTCAATCAAGTCGGGATTCACACGCATCTTCACCAACGCATGCCTTCGTCTGTAAAACAATGCAGAATCATTCATACCAATATTCTGCACATCCGGGAATGACTTATTACTCGACACGTATACAGCCCAGGCATCTGCTATTTTCCGCTTATCTTCCAATGCAGCAAATGGTGGGTTAAAGGGGGTCGGTTCTATCAATGATGATAACTCTGACACCTGCTTCCTATAGGTCTCGCCAGTCGTGATCTTAGCGAAATCCTGCCAGGAAATAAGTTTTTGTCCGGTGTAACCGTTCCAAAACTCAACATCTGGAGATCTTGTGTAAATAGGGTTTGCAGAATTGACACCAAGGGCATTTCCAATTTCCGTTAATACATTGTCACAAACGTGCGACTTTCCGCAACCTGAGTGTCCATACACCCAGAGGCAGAAAGGTACAGGTTTGGATTTTTGCATAGTTCCTTGTTGTCCTAACAGGTCGATAGCCTTCTGGAGTTTGGTCCTATAAATACTATACTGATTAGGTGGCCTAATCCGTGAAGCAATAAATAGGCGATCAAACTCAAACGCTTCATCCTGCAAGGACATCAAGGTCTCAGCAAATTCCGGGTCGTTTAAAATAGTATCATAATTGTACACCTCTGCTAGTACGTGTACCCGTTCACACCATACCAGAAGGTCAGCAGTGAGGCCTCCCTTCTCAACTTTTCCAAAGAGCTTCATCTTTACCCACCCACAAATGTCATTAATACATTTAAAGTGGGAGTCAAGAAATTTCTTCACGGCAAAACCGTTTCTAAAGAAATCCTTAACGTTGGATAAAAATGGCTTCATGAAACCTTCCTTCTCTACATTCATCGAGCCCAAGCCGAGGGCACCTAAAATTCCGGTAATTACTAAAGAGGTATACTCACGCTCAACTTCATCGGTGTCTTCACCCTTTGCGAAAGTACCTAAACGATCAACTAAATCATTCACTATATACTTTCCAAGCCCCATCTTCGACAATAGGGCGGCCACATTTATAAGGGTCATGCCTACAGATCTAGAGTTATAAATGTTAAGGATGTACGCAACATACTCTATACCATTGGACACAAGGTCACCCATGTCCATGGCACTAATTCCACCGCGCACACCACCAACAAACGTCTCCACTCTCTCTCTCGTCTGCCTAATCTGCCCATTTAGCTCCTCGACCGCCGCACTTATACGGTTCAATCCACCAGCCACAACGCGAAGCTCTCTTATTGTCGTAATTAACTCACTTATCCTACTAATGCCAGGTATAGACCCGACATACTTCTTAACCCTACGTAAATCCTGAATGAATTTGATGATCCGCTCGCCAGTCCAGCCAAGAACTTGCTTACAATAATCACCAATCCTTTCAAGGAATGAGATTCCTATCCTCTCCCCCTCCAGCCCTTCTCTCTCCTCTTCAGTCAAGATATCCTCTGGAGGGGGCTGTGCGCCAGTCGGCTTCGAATGCGTAGGCCCGGGATTCGACTCCACGTCACCGTCTCTCGTCAAGTCCCTCTCTCCACCTAGTATCTTATTTTGGCGTAGTAGGCCACCTATCGTTGGGGTGGCACCTCGGATCGCCTGTAAGGGCTGGTACGACCCATACATCTTCGGGAAGCCCTGGAACACATATAGATTGCCGCCATCCCCATATGCTCTGTAACATCGCAGGCGCAACGCAGTATTAGCTCCACTAGGTACTGGTGTGAAGTCTAGTTGGTAATTAAAATCACCTTTTGAAAATCTAAACCCATCATGCAGGAGTGTCAACATGTCCGGAGTGTAAGTGTTGGGCCGGGTGGAAGCTGACCCAGCAGTTACATCCCAGACAACCCTAAATGTGCCCAGAGTTGTCGTGTAAGACGAGAGGTACTCAACATACACCACCACTCGACCATTACTATAAGGTGCCATGGTATTCGTTCTCCCAGAAGCTGGGTTTATTGAATTGCTAATCATACTCGCATAATTAGTCCATGGTACTCGGATAGAAATGGTGTTGTTTGTGGCCAGGTTGATTCTCTCTCTAGCTAAAATCATGGACCTATTTAAAATTGTTGAATCTAAGGACATGTCTACGAACTGTACAGTCTGCACAGGGGCTGCGCTAAATGAGGGCACGGGGACATGAAATACAGTCACATTTATGTAAGTATCAGGCAGTCCTCTGCCAGCTACTATAGCGGGCGAAACTATGTCAAACCAGTCGTGATAACGCTTAACCACATCCCTGCAGTCATAACTCTCATTTAAATGCGCGGCCCACACTGGCATTACACTCTTAGGCGCAGGGTTCACCATATGGGGTTCTCTTCTCTCATCTCCCATGGCGGTGACCACTGGAGTTCTAGTGGTAGGCAAAGAACGGTATTTACCTCCAGCAGGCAAAACAAGATGGAAATTGTCTGCTCCCCTCAACTCCACTAGGACATCTATTGTTGGTGCTGCTGTCTGCATGACTCGAAGTTGATTTTCTACAAAGATGGATACATAGCCGTAAGCCATGTAGCGGCCAATGCCCGGTGCGGTTGGTGGTAATACAAATGTCCCGCCATCTCCTTGAAGCGATTCAAACAGGGGTGCATATGGTGTAGGTGCTTGGTAAGGGATCTTAAAAGTGTAAACTGACTGATCCTGCACATCAAGTAAAACACTGTAGTACGCTCCAATGTCTGAATACCTCGGTTCAACATCCGGTGAGTAGACAATAAAGACCCTACCAGAGTGAAACTTAGATACGGCAAAGGTGAGCCGCATCTCCAAATCACCATGATAACCTCCATACTGACTAGCCAAACCTGCTGTGGGTGTTAGGTAGAATTCCGGCAAGATCGTTGCATCTTGCGTAAATGACTTTAAGGGTGATACTTCGAAAGTGTATAACAGGGTACCCGAAGGTGAGCCACTTGACCACTGGAAATAGTCAGCCATCCCGAACACACTTGTTATAAACCTGTTGTTAAATTGATCATCCACGGGAACAAATCCAGGTGGATGGGACACACTGTTCTCCGCTTGCAGTTGCAATAATTTAACGTTATTGGTCCCGGTGGCCAGGGAAAGGCTCGTGTTCTGCTGCAAGTAAAAGTTTGTTGGCTCTAAGATGTTCTGTGGCCTATCCATATCCTTCTTTGGAAACATTGGGCGCAACAGACTTTCAACTCCTCCAATCACAGTTCCAGCCGCACTACCCATACTCCCAATCCCATTCGCTATCGCACCTATACTACTACCGGCGCCACCAATAACTTTTCCAATTGTCGACACCGCTCCTAGTAAACCAGCTAAGAAGGGGCCCGGGTTTGACTCAACATCTCCATCCTGTGTCAAATCCGCAACCCAACCTTGTGCCGTTACAATCTGCTCAGTCGTCCTCTGGCCAAAGAACTCACAATTAGGGAATCGAACCATTATTGTTACGTCTACTACCTGTGGCCCATCCGCTCCAGTTCGCAGTTGGAGGAGAGGGGAAACAAACAGAGTCGCAAAGTACTGTGGAACATCAAACGCATTGTTGAGGACACAGCCGACGGGGAAATGCCGGATGTAAGGTATGACCATATCACCGGAGTTTGAGGCCCCGGCCGATATGCGCATGTGTGGCATTGCTACGATGTTCGCTGCATGGTCTATGCGGTCACCTATAGCTGTCCCTGCTGACGCTTCATACATTACTCCTATAATCAAGTAGCCACTCTGTCCTGGCTGGGAGTTCACTTGCACCTTCAACTCTATATCCGATTTGTAAAAAGCGTGCTGCCTCCAAGGCAACGCGTTGGGAGAATTTATGAAGTTTTGAATTGCCTCAATTGGTAAATCAAATCGTTGGTAAATTTCTCCTTGCGTTTGGCTCGTCGTCCACTGAAACTGAAATGCCTTCGTCCACCTTTCCGTGAGGTCAGGGTATCTATGGGGGCCGTCAGTTATCCAGGGCATCATTGAAAATTCCTCGCTCGCCACATAAGCGGTAGACGCATCTGTTGACTCCGCTAGCGTCGTGTTTTCATGCGTATCTTGCTCTATGCTCAACTCTCCTGCTGCTGTGTCTTCATCTCCACAAGCTGTAACTAAGTTCACCAACTTTAGGTCGTTGTTCGTCGGTGATAAATTACAGCCTATGAGGCCTTCCTTCGCAGCTTGGATGGGTAACAAGTACCCTTCATGCACCCTAAACTCCTCCAAATAGCGTCGTAGGAGCATTTTCGTGAATTGTGGGTGGTCATCTTCAATTACATTGTGCAGTCTATGAACACACAAGGCTGATAGTGTGGCCAATGAGGCTACTCTATTTCCTGTTTGTTCGGAAACAGGCGTTTCGTAGTCCTTTATTACATCATTTACTGTGTCATCAGTAAGGTGGTAGTTAAAATACACATCACGTGGCACTAGTGGTCCCGTGATGGTGTGCCTAAATGCAGCTATCGCAGAATAGTAGATGACGTGTTGTGTCGCTGGCTTATTGTAGGGCCCGTGATATTTCACACAGGCAAAACGGTCAAACCAGGTGTTGTTTCGTCGCGTCTTCTCTATAGTAAAAACTCTGAAGGAGAAATTACCGTTATGTCTTAATGCATCGAACAATAAGCTACCGTCATAAGCATATAGTTCGGGATCAGCACCAGATGCTAAGAATACACTGAATAGCGGTTCGCATGCTAAACAGTCTGAAGACTGTACTGCACACCAACAAGCATCGGTATATTCAAGGCCTCCTTGCCCTAAGACCCTACCCATATTCTTACTCCAAATAGCGTCATCTTTAGTGGTACACTGGCAGCAACCAGAGCACGCCCAACACTTCCAGCAATCAATTGGGCCAAAACAATACCTACAACTGGCATCATCTTCCCAAGAGGGCGTTTGAGGTACAAATAGCTGTTTTCCATACCAAGGCATGGTGTACAAATCAGCGTTCGCACCTGGACACCCACAAGGGGTGGTATTATCGTCTCGAACACTAGGGAAGGTTTCACGGGTGACACCATCAGGAGTGTGCTCGTCTATAATACGGTCATAAATTGGAAAATCGTCATCAAGTAGTCCGTCAATATCTTCGTTTTGGTAATCAGATTGTCTGAATCTGTTAATTACCGGAATGATTTCAAAATCAGTTTTCATTTCGTTAGCGTTGGTCGTTGTCATAGGCGAGTTTGATAGGTACAATACAACTGCTACAACCCAGGGATAGAAGTCCAAGTTAACTGGAGGCTCACAATGGTCACTTAACCATTGCGTATTCTATATAAGGAAATTCATCTTATTTAGAAATCCGCCGCTTCTTCTATTTTAAATTCCACATGTATTGCGCTTGCTAAGCATTAAACCCCAGCATCTATATACTACATATTCTCGGCCCATACCGGTTTCACCCGGAGTAGGGAGTACAAAGTACTGAGAATCGTCACATATAGAGTACAGCCCAAGTCTTAAACAATAAATAAATAAGCCAGATGTCGTCATTTGAATCATAACTAAATCTAAAAGTTTTTCTTAATCTAATTGAATACAGGTAAACACGTGTCGTTAAATCTTAAAAGATAGAACAACACCGCCGTCACTTAAAAGTTAGGCTACGATTACAATAACTCAAAAGTTAAGGTTCAAATGTCGGGTGCAGGGTTAAAACCC